AATAGCGCATCGCATAATCGAGCCTATGTTCACCGGCGCCCGGAGCTTCGCAGATTATCCGGACACCGCCAAACATAAGCTCAGGCCATTATGCGAAGCGCCCCAGATGCTCACCAGAGCAGCCCAGGCTTACCGGACGCAATGACGGTTACAGGAACCTGGGAACGTCGCTCGGTAGCGCCCCGCGCCTCGGCGCTTGGGGCGCTATCGAGCGAGCGGACAGTGTGTTCGTCGACCCGTCCACGAATGTCGATTGGCCAGGGTCGCGCAACGTAGGCCACGGACTGCTTTTCGAGCAAAAGGCCATAACCGGTACGAGTGACGGTCCAGCCAAGGGCACGAATCTCGCGCACGGTCAGGCGGTCCTTGACGTGGAACGTGCTGTCGAGAACCTCGACCAGACCCAGCAGCTCCTTGCCGTCCTTTGTGCTGTCGATAATGGCGGTCGCGCGGAGGCTGAATTGCTGTGCAAGTCCGTCCAAGTAGTCGATGGGAAGCGGCTTTTGCTCATGCTCGGGCTGATGCGACCTTGCCTGCTGACGGGCGACGAGCTGATCAGGAGGCGGCGGGTTGACCAGATCGGGAGACGGCTGCGCAGGCTGCTGGACCTGAACAGCGCTGGGAGCAGACTTGACGCTGCCCTGGTGAAAGAAGCCCCAGAGGTGATAGACGCCATAACCAGCGAGCAAAAACGCAAATGGAACGCCGAGCGTGAGCGCCTTGCTGTTGCGCAGGACGTTGCTCTTTTCGGTCTTGTAAACCGACTTCTGAACACCCTCGCGGCGAACGCTCATGTACAGGCCGAAAAACTTCGACTCATAGGATCGAATGCCGGAGCCGATCTTTACAAAGGTGCCCTTGCGTTGCTTCTGGTACGCCTCCCACTTGTAGCGATCCGGCTGGCCGATGGCTTCGAGCTTGAGGAAGTACACCAACCCGACGATCCGGGAACGGATGATCTTGTGAACATCGTCCCGATCCTGACCCATGATGACGATATCGAGCCCCCGGTGGCGGTGCTCGGTCCAAAACTTCTGCTGATTGTGCGGGAGCTTGTAATTGCCGCTGGGAAAGTAGTCTTGGATTTCGTCCCAAACGATCATCGCGTTGTCGGGCGTTTTGTCTGCAAATTCGTTCTTGACTCGCTGCAAATCAGACTCGTCGCCATCCTGCTCGGCCGGCTCGATATAGAGCAGCAGCATACGAATGTATTCTTCCGGCTCTTCGAGAAGTTCGGCGAATTTCGACCAGTTGACGCCGCGAATGTTGGTGACCACCTGCCGGCCGGACTTGAGCGCAGGAAGTATGTGGTAAACGCACGCCTCGTAACTCTTGCCAGCACCCGGCAAGCCCTCATGAAAGTGAATCGCCATTACCACCTCCCCAGCGTAACGGCCTTGCGACTCAACCGAAACATGATGCCAGCCGTTAGCAACGCGAGAGCCTCATTGATTCCAGCCTGGGCCATGAAGTACCCGATGTATTCCATGACTGGCCCGAGACTGTTACCGATTGGTTGATCCATAAAGTCTGGCGGATTCATCGTCTCGATAACGGACGCCATAGCATCAAGCATGCCCTTGAGCGCCTTAATAGGCAGTTCCTCGCCGAACTCAACGAGGTCATCCCAGATGCCTTTTACAAACTCAATGATGCCTTCCATCTAGCAACCCTCAGTAGAACGCCATGCGAAAAGCCAAGAACCCGGCAGCGGCCAGAATAACGGCCTTAATTGCAGCCCACGGAATATCGCCGCTGCAGAATTGATCTAGCTCGATGTCAAAAACCCAGACAGAGACAGACCAGCGAGGGCACGAGCCGCCAGAATTGACGCTGAGATAATTAGCGGATGCCTGCCCCATGGGAGACGCTCTAACGCGGTCTACAAAACCCTGGAGCACAGAGGCATATGTATCCTCGCCAGTTTCATACCAGTCCTGGCCAACTAGCCCCTCGCCCTCTTCCTCCGTTTCATCGGCAATACCATCGCCATCAGAATCGGTTTTGCCGGAGCCAGCGCATTTCGGACCTGTACAACTAGTGGACTGGCCTGTCGTTTCACCCGAGGCGTTCTTGTCAGTTTTGCTGACGTTGACCGTGGTCGTGGTCGTGCACGAGTTCGCCCCCGTGCAAATGGTTTGCGTATGGGTGTCGGTTTTCGTGGTCGTCGTGCCACCCGTAGAGTTCGGTTTCGTTTCGATTTTGGTATCGATCTGAATGCCGTTCGACGTTGGCGCACGACCGTAGCAGTCGAATTTGCCGTTGAATGAGCCGCACGACTGCTGACCGGGCTCGGCGGTCCATTTCGTTGCCGAACAGACCATGCGCCCCTCGCCGTCCTCGACATAGTTGCAGGGCTGTTCCTCTTTCTGAACAGGAGCTGGCTCAGGATCGCAGTTTTCCCCCGGAGGACAAACGCCCTCCTCAGAGCCGTCCTGCCCCTTGATCAGCAGCGGCGACGAATCACCGGCAACCTCACCGCTGAAACTCACAGCGACTCGGCACCTGTTACTGCTCGACTGCATGCACAAACCGTTCTGGCAGCGCTGAGGGGCCATCTCGCAGTGCTCAACCGTCACCACCTGACCGGCACATCCACCGACGTCCATTGGAGGGGGCGTTTGCGGGTTACCGTCCGAATCGAAATCGACGCGCACGTCAGTAAACCCGGACGTATTGGCGAGTGCCCGGCACTGGCTGGGTAGATCGGCCCGCGTGTAATCGACGCACTGGCCTGATGCGTTACGAATGAATCCGAACCCCGTCAGAGGCGATTGACCCTCGATTTCGCAGGCCTCGCCGTTTGGCTCGCTCGTGACCGGGCAGCCACCAGTTTGCTCGTCGTACGTCGTTCCTGGAGGACAGCCGTCACCCCAGCGATACAGCGGCACGTACGTGTAATACGGCTCCCACAAATTGGTGTTGGACGTGTGTTTGACATTGCATCGGAAATACGAGGGATTCGAGGAGCCCGGGTCATCGGAAAAACCGTCGAGTGTCGCGGTGTCATATTTGCCGACAACGGGTTCTGGAAAACGAGCCCGGCACGCATCCATTGCGGACGGGAATTGACCATCAACACCCTGGACCTGCCAGTAATAGTCGGCAGAAAACGCATTAACGGATAACAACGCCATCACGCATGCGAGAAACCAACGATAACTGCCCATGCGCAAAGCCCTCCCCAAACAAATATCCCGAATTGAACGAGCATGTGAGTCTCCAAAAAAAAGGGCCCCGAACTGGGGCCCTCGGGCATCGGTGAAACAACCCGATCAGCGGAACCAGCCGATGACCTTGTTGAAGCCCCATTTAGCAACGCCGGGAAGAACTTTGATTGCAGCGATAGCAGCAATCGCAGCAACTACGGTTTCGGCGCTTACAGCAGCAGTGATGGCGGAAAAGTCCATGTTATTGCTCCTCGATAGTTGAATGATCGGTACGGCCGTTTATCCAATTAACGACCGTGCCGAATCCCCAGGCAGACAGCCAAAGGATTAGGGGGAGACTGAGCCCGGCAATAAACGCCGATTGCACTGTCTCAGGTTCGGGTATTGCAAAAAGAGCGGCGAGCGTTGGCGTACTGGCGTACTCCTGTGCCGTCATCAGCGCGTAACCGGCGCAGTCGGCGGTGTACTCACCAACAGCCGTTAACGTTGAACCGGACAGTTGGACGCAGATGGCCACTTAGTTACCCCCTGCTGCCTTCTGCTGAGCGGTAGCAGCAGGGTTCGGGGCCGGCTGCGGGCGAACTTCCTGCAGGCGCAGCGGAAGCCCAGCGAGCAGGTAGTCGATAGAGCTGTACTGGGTGTTAACGCTGCAGGTAACAGGCATGAACACCTCAGTGCCAACAAGCTGGCGATATGCGTTTTGGAGGCCGTTCTTGATGGCCTCGCCGAACACGCGAGCCTTGATCGTCTGGGTAACATCGAATCCGTCACGATCCTTGGAGGTGGTCTGGACGGCGACGATCGCCCAGCGCTTCTCGGCTTCGCCTTTGTCTACAACGCCGAGTACATGGCCTTTGATAATGTGCATGGTGTGATCTCCTAGAAGCCGAAAACATCGGCGAAGCACGGGGTTAGGCGCGTCTCGGACTCGAACGTCCAGACGCGCTCGGGCT